AGGACGAAATAACGCCCGCAATATCTACCGCGCAACAAGTGGCGCAGCTAAACGCAGTCGTGAAAAACTTGCGGGCTACTCACGGACAAACAAAGGCCAACACCGAAAAACTAATTGCGGACAAAGCACTCACGTCGCAGACGTATAACACCGAGGTCGAAAGAACTCGTGAATTAAAAGCAAAGGCGGACTTCGCGGAGCTACTAGTCCCCGGCGCAAAAAACACTGCGGAAATCGAGGGCGGCGCAGCCGGACTCCCTCTTAAATACCTCGAAAAAATACTCAACATGGTTCCCGGTATCGGGATCCTGTTGGGTGGCGGCAAGGGCGGCAAAAAAGGCGGAGGTCGCGGAACGCAACAACGCCGCCGCACTTATCCCCTTCGTTAATCATGACAACGAAACAAACAAAATTTCGAACCGCTTATGGGCCCAAGGCACGCTCCGCCCTGGGCCCGTTCGAAAAAACTCCCACGAAGCAAAGCTTCAAAACGGAGTGCGACATAAATCACATAATGGCGAAATACCAACGCACGGGCGTTATCACGCACCTGAACAAACACGAAGCCCAATACGGGTTCGCACCCGCACTAGACTTCCAAACCGCACTCCAACTGGTCGCCGCTGCTCGCGACCAATTCGCGGATCTTCCATCCTCGATTCGGCAACGCTTCAACAACGACCCCGCCGAATTCCTCGCTTTCTGCGAGAATCCCGACAACCGTTCCGAGATGGCCCTCATGGGCCTCCTCGAAACCCCAACCCCGGAGCCCGAATCTCCGTCCCCGCAGCCTACGGACTCCGAAACTGCGCCTCTGGCGCCAAACCCCGCAGACGTGGAACCAACCCACGAATCTGCCTGAGTACAGATGTTACTTGACCTCATCTGTACAAACTGACACCCAAAGTGCTAATCTCTCGCACAACGTGTCAAGACAACGCTTCCAGCAATAGCCCAAACCCAAGGAGTCTCCACCATGGCCCGAAGGCAAAAAATGTCCCGTCGCTCCTCAAAGCGATCTTTCCGAAACGGCACACGCTCCCACAAGCGCAACACGGGTCCTGCCCGAATGCGCGGCGGCTACAGAATCTAATCTGTGGCCTGCTTCAAGCCGATCAAGGGTTACCGCGCTCCGTCCGGACGGGTAACCTTCGATCGCAAAAACTCTACCGGCGCACTTGCAGAGGTCCCCTGCGGCCAATGCATAGGCTGCCGACTCGACTACGCTCAATCATGGGCTATCCGTTGTCTACATGAAGCTTCGTTACACGACGAAAATAGCTTCCTAACTCTCACCTACGACGACGAAAACCTCCCCCGGCACGGCTCCCTGCAGCCGAAACACTTCACCGATTTCATGAAGCGCTTCCGCAAGGAAATCGAACCGGACAAAATCAAATACTATATGTGCGGCGAATACGGCGCCGACTCCGGACGCCCTCACTATCACGCACTAATCTTCGGCTACTCTTTCCCCGATAAAAGACTCTGGTCTTATTCCGAAGGCAAAAACCCGGACTACCGTTCCACCCAACTCGAACGCCTCTGGCCTCACGGCTTTAACCTAATCTCCGCGGTGGATTACAAATCCGCCGGATACGTCGCTCGTTACACAATCAAAAAACTTCGGGGCGCGGCTCTTGAAAAACGCGATCCCGACACCGACCTTCTACCCTATGAAAGAATCGACGTCCAAACCGGGGAGATTGTTACAATCGAACCCGAATATGGCCGTATGTCCCGCGGCGGCAACGTCAAGGGATCACACGGACTAGGCTACGACTGGTATCAACAATTTAAGGACGACGTATTCCCTGATGACTTCTGCATCCACAAAGGCAAAAAAGTCAAAACTTCAAAATATTATCGAAACTTGTTGGAGGCGGAAAATCCCGATATGGCGAATGCCCTCCGCGAAAAGCGGATCGGGGCCGCCGCCAAACACAAAGATAACCAAACCCGCGAACGCCTCGAAGTTCGCGAAAAAGTCAAACTCGCACAAATAGCAACACTGACAAGGGGCCTCTAATGGAACATAAAATATTTGCGATTTACGACCAAAAAGCCTTCGCCTATCTCCCTCCCTTCACGCTCCCTCGCGTGGAAATGGCGATGCGCACCTTCGGAGACTGCGTAAATTCCGCGGATCATTCCTTCGGGAAACACCCGGAGGACTTCACGCTCATGGAAATCGGCATCTACGACGATTCCAACGCAAAAATAAACCCACACGAACTGGCAATCACCGTGGGCTCTGGGTTAGAATTCGTAAAGAAATTCGACACAACACAAGGAATCCCAGATGGCCCAACGCTCGGTGATGTCTCATCAATTCAGCCAAGTTCCGAGCGTGGAAATTCCGCGTAGCAGCTTCGACCGCTCACACGCACACAAAACAACCTTCGACGCCGGCTTGCTCGTCCCGATCCTCGTGGACGAAGCATTGCCGGGCGATACCTTCAACCTCAAAATGTCAGCCTTCGCACGGCTGGCAACACCTATCCATCCGATCATGGATAATATGTTTCTTGAAACATTCTTCTTCTCTATCCCCATGCGGCTCCTATGGGACAACTGGGAAAAATTCAACGGTCAACAGACCGACCCGGGCGACAGCACGGACTTTCTAATCCCGCAAGTTGTCTCCCCCGCATCTGTGGGACACCTAGCAGGCACCATCTATGACTACATGGGCATTCCGCCAGGTGTTCCGGATCTTACTCATTCCGCTATGTTCCTCCGCGCTTATAATCTCGTGTGGAACGAATGGTTCCGCGATCAAAACCTTGTCGACTCTCGCACCGTCCTCACTGATGACGGACCCGATCCCACAGCAACCTATGTCATGCAACGTCGTCATAAACGTCATGACTACTTCACTTCATCACTACCATGGCCCCAAAAAGGGACAGCTATCTCACTCCCACTCGGCACAGAGGCACCCGTAATATCCGACTTCTTCGCCGCGACTCCGGGCTCCGGACGTCCCGGCTTCCGCGCTCCGACTGGTTCGGGCGCCACGTGGCTCGAAAGAGACACTACCCCGACGAACAATGTTCTCTGGGGCTCCTCTGTCGGCGGTGGCGGCGAAGCCGTCTGGGACGATCCCCACCTAATTGCCGACCTCACTGCAGCGACTGCAGTCACGATCAACGATCTACGTCAGGGTTTCCAAATCCAACGCCTACTCGAGCGCGACGCCCGCGGCGGCACCCGTTACACGGAAATCATTCGCTCACACTTCGGCGTTATCTCACCTGACCAACGGCTCCAGCGCCCCGAGTATCTCGGCGGCGGTTCTTCTCCTCTCATCATCACGCCCGTTGCACAAACCTCCTCAACGGACGGAACGTCCCCTCAAGCCAACCTCTCCGCTATTGGCACCAGCTCCGTATCCGGACACGGATTCGTAAAATCCTTTACGGAGCATTCCATCATCCTCGGCCTCGTCAACGTACGCGCCGATCTAACCTATCAACAGGGCCTCAATCGTATGTGGTCCCGCTCCACCCGCTACGATTTCTACTGGCCCGCACTTGCGCATATAGGCGAACAAGCCGTCCTGAATAAGGAAATCTTTGCGCAAGGCACCTCCCCAGACCTCGACGTCTGGGGTTACCAAGAGCGATTCGCAGAATATCGCTACAAACCTAGTGAGATCTCCGCAACCTTCCGGAGCTCTCACGCAACCACACTCGACGCATGGCATCTGTCGCAAGACTTTGCGTCACTGCCAGTCCTTAACTGGCAATTCATCGTCGACAATCCGCCGGTCGACCGTGTTGTCGCTATCAACACCGAGCCGGAATTCCTATTCGACGCATTCTTCTCGATGCGATGCGCACGCCCGATGCCGTTATACGGCGTACCGGGCCTGATCGATCATTTCTAGCCCTAGTCGCTACTGCACCAGGGCGGAATGAAATCGATCCAAAAACAACGCGGCTTCCTCGATCCCATCACCATCGGCTCAATAATTGCCGGTGGTTCCGCCATCGTAGGCGGTCTACTCTCTAAATCAGGGATCGAATCTGCAAACCGTGGCAACATCGCCACTAGCCGCGAACAAATGGCATTCCAAGAACGAATGTCCAACACCGCCCACCAACGCGAGGTCGCAGACCTT